CTGGCACAATCTCTGCCTTGTTTTCATCAAATGCTCTGGTAATTATTCGCCCCTGTTTTGGCCCGCGTATTGTCAGACCTGAATCTGCTTCAATTGCATCAATAAATTGCTGTCCAGCCTTTGGATTGCGTGAATGTGAATACTTGTTACCGCTAGGGCCTTTCGGGCCAACCCACGGCTGACCACCGGCATTTTTACGCCCTGCGGTTTCATAGATTGCACCAGCTGCGGATGCGTTGAGCAATTTAACCTGTGAACTCCAACCATTCTTGCCAATTTTATTTCTGGCTGTGCTGACCTTAATTCCTTTAATAATTTCAGAGCCATCAAAGGCTTGCCATTTGCGGCCGGAATCCGCCCAATGACTTAAGCCTGCTGGTGTAGTTCGCGGTGCATAACCTTTGGCATCTGTAACCATTTCTTTGGTTAGCACCTTAATTTCGCGGTTCATCTCTTTGAGTAAGTCAGGGGAGATGCGCCGGATATTCTTAATTGCGGCGTTGAGTCCTTGAAGATTGGCGGCTTGCATCTTTGATTGCCTTTGCCCTTTCCTCAAGCACTCGTAAAATCATCTTAAGCATCACGGGATCCATCCCGATAAACTCGCTGGGAGCAATCCCAGTTTCACAACTTAGATTTGCGACCAAATAAGTGAATGAGTCCTTGCCACTCAATCCCCTAAAGGGTCGCTATCTAATACCTCTACTGCCTTGAGCGTGTCTAAGAACTTCTCACCAAACACTGGCACGGTTTCACCGGATCGCCGGATGGCTTCCCAGCAAAGCCAATACACATCCGATTGCATAGAATCCTCAGCAAAACTTTTGTGTATTCCTTTTTTCTTATTCTGCTCAAACGCATATTCAATTGTTGGTGTGATCTCAAACTCTTGGATCTCACCAGTGGTGCGTGTGATCTTTAACTTAGCCATTGCCTAGCCCCTTTGGTTAGTTGTTACGCGGTTACATCCACAACAATAGGTGAGTTGCAAGTGAAAGTAATTGATTGAGTGCTCAGATCGCCAACGCTGCCTGAAACTGGTGTCAGGTTGTTAATCAAAACTGTGGTTTGATATTCAGGATTTGTTGCACTTATTGCTGCACTTGTTGTTTTGATTGTTAAGGCAACGGTCGTGCCGTATGCAGATTGTAAAGTTGTGGCAACTTCGCTCGCTGCGTAAGAGTTTAAGAAGTCCAGCGTTACGGTGCTGGATTCTAAGCCTTTAACAAAGGTGTGAGAACCGTTGCCGCCCATTGAAGTTGTTTCCAACTCATCGAAGGTTTGATTGATTGTTGCTGCTGTAACTTGGTCGCTTAAATCAACCGAGTTAAGCGTAACAACCAAAGTGTTATTTAAGAAGGTTGTTGTTGCCATTATTCGCTTGCCTCATCTTTCTTTGGTTTTTCGGTTATCGGTTTGATTGAGCCACCCTTTATGAGTGCATCAATGTTGGTGTGTGGGCTTAAGTCGGCTTCAGTAATAACTGATCCAGCAGGCTTGCCACCCACGATGCCTGCCAAAACTTTGTAATTCATTCCTAACTCCAATCCGTCAATACTTCAATGGCGCAATCCATTGTCAAAAGATCGCCGGTTGCAAGGGCTAGGGTTGAAGGTGCGCTAAATCCTGAAATGTTGAGGGTGTATGCAGCTGCTGCAAGTTTGGTGTAAACCGCTACTGCAAAGGTTTCAATGCTGTTGAGATTGCCCTGATTATCTAGCAATGGCACAAGGATCATAATTTTGAACCGTGCAAATGGTTGAATACTGGATCTGGTCTGGTTGTTCGGCACAATGTATGGATCATCTGGCATCACAACAACTGAATTGGCAATTGGTGCGCTGGGTGGGAAGGCAAAGGTGCTCCAAACACCGGCATTGGCCAGAGTGGTTGCAAGTGTTGTGCGCAGGGTTGTTATTGCGGTTGGCATTAGCCGACCATTGCGGTTGGTGCCATATACGGGGCAAGAAGGCCACGCACACGGGCAATCAAAGTGTTGCCCATCTTAAATGGTGAAGGCACAAAGCCGTCAATGCTTGCGCCCTGCCCACTAGGGGCTTGGCGTGCCTGCCAAATGTCCACTGCGATCATCATTGAGGCTTCGCGTACAGCTGCAACGCTGGCATAAGCGGTTGAGTGATTTGGGCCGCGTACCAATCCAAATGGCACAACCAAGTGCGTTGTTTGATCGCTTGCTGTTCTTGCATAATTGAAAGTAAAAGTTGTGTATCCGGTGATTGTATAAGTGCCGTTAAATGTCGCCGTGTCTGATTTGGTGATGGTAACGGTTTGGCCGGTAACAAATCCGTGTGGCTGTGTTGTTGTAATCGTTGCAACATTGCTGGTTAGTGCTGTTGAATTAACAAGTGCTGAGTTGTACCAAAGGTAGGCATCAATAATATCTTGCGCACTTTGGCAAACTTCCTCAACTGTTGCATCTGCATAGAGAGTACCAATGCCAAGATTTGTGCGAAGTTCTGCCATCGTTACATAAGTTGCGGCCATTGGTATCTCCTTTCAGTTTAGAGGCCAACCCCCTGCCGGACTAGGGGCAAGGGGCGGCCGGTCTAGGGTTTAGATTAGGTTAGATTGAAACGGCGAAGTCCGCCTGCGAATGTAACACCTGCGGCAATGTAGCCGTAAAGTGCCAATTCGATCTCACCTGTGGTTGGTACATTTGTGGCAAGTGTAAGAGCAGGGCTTTCAAAGATTTCAATTGAGTTTGGCTCAATAATAAATGCAGACTCATCAATTGAAGTTGAAACCATATTTGGATCAACATAATAATCCAAGCCGAGGACATTTCCGCGAACACTTGTTGGAATGGCAGATCCGGCATTGTTCATAGGATTACCCGCATTGTAAATTGGGCGGCCTGTTGTATCTGTTGCTCCCATTAAAAGGCTCCAAATGGATGTTCCAGATGTAAATGCCGTTGCTGTGCGCTTTGTCGCGGTATAAGCGGCAGGGGATTCAGTTGATACGAATGAAATAATACCGGCTGAATCTGCGCCTGTTGCAGTTGCTTGTGTACCACCAGCAGTAATTTGTGCAATTACATAAGCATCAGTTGCCTGAGAATACGCATCTCTGAGGTTCAAGAGCATAATTTCATAAAAGCTGGGATCGCTGCGGTCAAGCAATTCTACCGAATAGCGTTGCCAACCCATTTTTTTGATAACAGTTGCGTTGATATAAGCAGAAGTAATTGCGGTTGATGTTGTTGCATCTCCGCCTTCTGCCACTGTTGGAGCAGTTGAGTTTGCGGTAATTTTTGGAATACTCACCGTCATACCGTAACTATTAAGCGGGCGAGTTCCACCGCACGCTTCAATAACTGGGCGATCAGCGTTTGTATTTTGCGCAACATCGCGAACATAACTTACTGGTGAAAATGCTGGGTTTGTTGTGAAGGAATCATCAGCTGCTAAAACCCATTGACGGGAATCCTCGTTGCCAAGTTTTGCGCGGATTGAGTGCTCAAGATAATTTCCACCCGTTAAAATTGGGCTACGGGGTGAAGTGTGTGCAATTGGTGTGTATTTTGGTTGTGAGGCTTCCACCGTTTGGGCGGCTTCTACCTCGGGTGCTGGGGTAGCGTTTTCCACGCTGGCCTCACTTTCGGTTGGTTGGGTTTGTGTTTCCTCTACTGGTTCAGGTTCGACTTCACTAGCTGCAACTGATTGAACTGCTGCACTAGAAAAGGCCGCTGCCTGTACCAAACTTACTTCTTTCAGGCTTGCCTTTGTAACATAAAGGATGCCGTTGCGTGGTTCTGCTGCATCAACAATTACTCCAACACTTAAACCATCGCGCAACTCTGTTGCTTCAATAAGTGCATCATTGCCTTTGGTTGTTGGTGCAACTTTGAAAGATGCGTAAATGCCAGATGCATCCTCGCTTGCACTTTGCATCATTCCAATTGGATCTTTTGCGTTGTGCTCTAGTAAAAGTTTAATTTTGCCACCGGTGTTGTAACTGATGGATCCTTTTTCAAATACAACTTGGCCTGCGCTGGTGTGGCCGATTTCGCCAAAGGGTACGATCTTGCCTGCGATAATTCGCCGGTCTGCATCGGCTGCTTCAACGGTTGTGTTAAATGTCAGGTGTAATGGT